GGTACCCTGTACAGCGGATTGAAAGATACTGCTGCCAATCAAAGCGTTCCTACCCCACTGCCGTGTATATGTGTTCTGGGAATGGACAGTGACGCCCAGCTTCTCACTCCCCCATGGTGTGGTGAGCAACTCGAGCTGTGGCCGTTGCCAGCAGATAAGTCGACCACTGGGTAGTTGCATCCATAGTGCATTCTTGGCAGACTTCATCACAATCTTTTCGCCCGCAGCAAACGGGTTACCGGGATTCTCAGTTGCTCGAATGGCAGCAATCTCGCATAATCCCCACAACTCTTTTACCCTTGCATAAGAACTACGGTAATTATCTACTGCGTTCTTAGCTTGCGGTTCTGTTAGCTTTACTCCCATCCCCTCAGCATACTTGACAAGTCCTTTAGCCCCTTGTCCGAACATTGCTCCAAGAACTGCCGATTTGGAAATCTGCCGTTGCTCTTTCGTAACCTGATCATAAGGTACACGATATAAACTTTCCGACGCAAAGACCTTGTACTCATCTAGTCCCTTTCTAAAGAGCTCGACTTTATCTTTTTGTCCCGCCAGATAGACGCCAACTCTATTTTCAATTGAGCTAAAATCCACGTCAACGAAGGCTTTGCCACTTGGAGCTCGTATGGCGGAGCGGACGAGAGACGAGAGCTCTTGCATCGTAGCCACTCCAGTATTAAATGCTCTTGGTATTGCGAGTTCAATTTCTTCATCCGATAATACGGGACGAGCAATATTCTGCAAATTGAGCCCACCACGGCTCGCCCAGCGGCCAGTACTAGCGCCATGATATACCAGTGTATTCCGAATCCTACCTTCACGTTGTATCTCCATCATCTTAGCGTACTTAGCCACGCTAGTCTGGCTTCCTTCTTGTCGCAGCTCTAACGCCCTGCGAATGTTCTTAGATATGTTAGTGTCCGCTAACTTAGTAGTAACGGTCTTTTCGGTCAGGTCAGCCATGTTAGCGCCTTGACTATTTAACCAATTAAGCAACTTCTCACGCTCTGAGGGCTTGCAGCCTGTCAGGGCTTTGCATTCATTGTCAAGACTATCCTGAGCCCTTACCACAGCCAGTACTGCGTTGTGGAGCTCGTTATAATCGACTGGTACGCCTCTGAGGTTGATCCGTTGGGTGAGGTACCAGATATCCATTTCAGAGGCTGTAAGGGGCCTTAAAACGGCTCCTATAGCCATCTCTGTACGCACGTCCTGTGCACAGTAATCAAACAATTCCTGCATCAGTTCCGGGTCGTTATTAAACTCACCCTTAAAATTAGGCTTAGATAGCTTCATAATCAGGCGCTTACCCACAGCGTCTTTTTTATGCTCAGAGTCCATAAAGATGCCGGCGTCATCCAGACCTTGTGGGGTGTTGTTTGCCGCGGCGATACCCATAGTGTCAATGACCTGCTCTAGCTTTAACTCCGGCCAGTCATATTTTGGGACGCAGACACAATTCCAGATGGCGTACTCAAACATGGCATTCCACGCCGCGATCTTACCGCCTTTACTGACGTGCTGCATCAAAGGCCATAGCTGGTTGGTGCTGGGGTTTTGTGGTGGCAAGACCTGTACGGTCTCTGGTGTGGTACCAAATCCAATACACAACACTTCTGTTGTGTTGTCGTTGGCGTAGATGTCAAGACCGACATCTTTGAGTGGTGCCTTACTGCGTGTTTCAAAGTCAATGCTGTAAATCATATATGCTCCTAAGGCAAGCCGACGTATCGACTAAAGTTGTTGTAATGCGCTTATCTTAACATTATAGCAATCTGCTTTAACTGTAAAATTATTTGTCGGATCAATTTCACCTTTCTTTAACGCTACTGCGTCGCGGTAGTAATCATCCTTCTTGTACACGCCTAAGTACCAGCCTTTGGTGAGGTCATTCTTAACGCGCACAAAACAATAATAGTCACAGTCTTGCTTGGTATTAAACGCGGCAACAGAGCAGTCATACTCTGGCTTTGGCTCGTAGCCGGTTTGCTTTGTCTTAACATCAATCTTAGTGCCATCATCTAGCACCAGATCATAATCATAGGTGTTAGTATTTTGACCACCTAATACTTCTTGAGCAATTTGCTCACCAATAAAACCTACAAGATTACCAGCACCATTTCTGATGCTATTGTGCAGCCTGCCCATCTCAATAGATTTCTCTTGAGCCTTGGCAATCATGGCTGGGGTTACTTGAACTTCTATCATTTCGGTTTTCTCCGTTTGTAGGTTACCTATAATAATGCAAAAAAGAGGGGAGCCGAAGCTCCCCAAATCACCACCATGTGAAATAGTTTAAATCTCGCAACTTCCTGCTGAGCATGCTAACATCTGCGCGCCCTCTACGTTGTCGGTGTTTTCTTTGAGCTCTTCCCAGTTGATTCTCGGAATGGCGCTCTTGAGGTTGTTGTAGGTTTGCTCATCACACTCTTCGTAAGGCGCTTGGCGATACGTTCCTCCGTCGTAAGGGAGGTAACTGACTCCGCTGATTTCTCCGAAGTGGTCCCATGTCCATGCTCCGACGCTTGGCCAGTCCTTTTCCGCCACAGAGATGGTGACGGAGGGCTTGTGTTCGCACCAGTGTCTTTGGTAGGTGAGCCAGAGCTCGAGGTGGGCAATTGGTGTGACGTCGTCTCTAACAAGTCCGTCAGGTGCTCTCTGAGGGAAACTGAAGACGGTAGTTTGGGTTGGCTTGTAAACGCAGTCTTCAGCTGGAACTCCTTGTCCAACAAGGAATTGGGTGAGAGGATCTTTTTTATCTCCTCGCACTCGGCGGATATAGTATTTACTATGGCGAGGGTGGATGCCACTCGCCGAATCAACGAGCTGGGATACTGTTCCACTTGGCTTGACGCATGTGATAGAAGCGCTGACAGGGATTCCGAGAGCTGCCGCCCATTCTGTATTTGTAGCTCGAGCGACTTCTCTAAGTTCGTCCAATAAAACATTTAGTTCCTCTCCTTGTGTACACAAGAGTTTGTTGTCATAGATGCCGGTGAGTGAGACACCAAGTAATCGCTCATCTTCAGTGTTACGTTGCCAAACTTTACGCAAGTATGGAAATTTGGTGAATGTACTTTGGATTGTTCCCAAAATTGTAGCCAGTCTAACCTTACGAATAAGTACCTCTCTTGTGTCGTCATGGCGTACTACAACCTCACTGAGATTACAAAATTGGTATGGTCGCAAAACGATCTCCGAGCATGGATTAGTTCCGAACTCATAATTTGGATCACGATGCCCGTATTTTTCAACCGTCTTTCTAGCAGCCTCCCGATTAAATATGCCTCGCTCACCGGAATGGGAGTTGTAAAGTGATAGCCATTCTTCCATGAACTTTCCGACAGTAGGTGTTTCGTTATACACCGCACTGTTGTTCGCAAGAGCGCGGTGTGGCGCAGTGTCCCACCATGGTCCAGCTTTTGCATGACGAATCCTTTCATCATCAAGATCAGACAACGAGATCATTGCGGAGCGACGCACGCCACCCACTACAACCACCTCACCAATTTTACACATCAGATCGTGACACTCTAAGCTATGCAGCTTGCGACCTTTGGCGTGCTTAAATGTAGCAACTGTAAACTCAAACAAGTCAATCAGTGGTTGCGGCCCGGAAGCTCTTCCACCAAATGTTTTGAGTCGTGCTCCGGCAGGGCGGACATTGGACACGTCCCACTTCGGAATTTCTCCAGCCCAGAGGTGGGCGAGGAGTAAACGTAATGCTTTTGCCCAGCCTTCTTTGCTGTCGTGTACTGCGATGGTGTGCTCTGAATCAAACATTTTTTCTGGCACTTCGGGCAGTTGGTTAATGTACTTGGATTCAACTGAGAATCCAACGCCAGTTCCGCAGAGCAAAATGAACATGGCTTCGTCAAAGGACTTGGGGTCATCCACTGGGAGATACGAGCAATTATAGACGCAAGTATTGTCACGATCGGCACTCTTTCCTGCAGTCATCATGGCGCGCATGGACGGCATCAATTCAAGGTTAACGATAGAGTTATACAACTCTGCTTTTAATTCACTGTTGCCAGTAATAGCTGGGGTGCGACTAAAAATATAATCTGTAAAACGTGTTACTGTCTCTGGCCATGTCTCACGACGACCCTTGTCATCTTGAAATCTAGCGTAACGGCTGGCGGCAATGTATTCTTGATACTGATCCATTTATTATTCTCTGTGTTGTATGGTTGATAAAGGGTAAAAAAGCCCAGCGCAGTTTCTACGCCGGGCTGCCCACTACTGGGTACTACAACTACTTAAACTGCGAAGTCTGCTGCTGCGGAAGTTGTTCCGCCAAACTTCTCACCATCTTCTAACTTCTGCACGTTGTTCAAACCTGCAGCAATGCCTTTGGAGCCGCTTGTATCGTACGGATACAATGTGATTGAAGCGCGACCATAGCAACCAGAATAGAACTCGCTGGTGTCAATGATTGGATTCAAATCAGCGTCAACGATGCCGGGGCGCTCGTTAGAGCTGGCGTTGATAAAGAAATGACCTGCGTACGCTGGATCATCCTTCTCTGCATCACCATCACGTAAACCGCCTTTAAGCAACTTAGGAACTGCTCCACCCCATGTTGCAGCGTTAGCTGTCTTGGTGTCTTCAAATGCTTTCTTGAAACGATTTACTGTGTCCGTGTCGGACTTTGGAATCAAGATTGAAACTGAGTACTTCAATGTGCCGTTAGGTGTCTCAGCTGGTGCGAACACGTTAGCGTAAGAGAAACGAACTTTACCAGTTACAAACTTGGTTTTGATTGATTTTGATGCCATGATGATTAATTCCTTTTTAACATTAAGACCAGTCTTCAGTCGGGGCTGGTCTGTCTACCCGTACACATAATAATGCAAAATCTAACTACTTTTTATTTCACAATGTGAGAAACTTATGCGTCGTGCAAAATACCTAGTTTTCCCATTGCTTCTTGCATAGCCAGAGCTTTTACAAAATCTGACCTGATACTAAATTCATGGAGCATGTCGGGCTCTTCGGCGATGTAGTCAAGTATATCATCAATTGACATTCTTAATTGCATAACACTTTCACGTTGCCCACTTCCCGGTAGCCCTTCAAAATCTTTGATGTACTTATCTATCAATACGTCCGGAATTTCAAACTCCGAACCGTAACAATCTACCTGCATATTGTCTCCTATTTTGCCACCATCACCAACCCAACGTTGCCCATGGCGTAACCTAAAAACATGATGCCTGTACCAATACCACCTTTATAAAACTGGTCGCAGGCAACCACAAAATAAACAACTCCCATTGCCGCTATTAGCCATGTGCTCATACGAAGTCCTCCTTGGCGTTTATTTCTTTTGCCCTGACTAGCTTTGGCGAGCCTTCTGGTTTAACTACTAAACTACCTAACTTAGGCACAATAGTTTTGTCTATTTTTTCTAGCACCGAAACAGATTTCATTTTAGGTGGTTCAAAAATTTGTTCTTTAGATAAACCATGATTAATTAAAACTGCTGCAGCTAAAGCCTGATCACTAATCTTGCGGTGTGTCGCCGTTGTGCCTAACTTAAATCCGGGCGGAATAATCTCTTGCTCTATTGCTCGTGTTAGCGCGTAATCTTCTACGTCGTTAACCCACGTCTTTAGGTTTTGGGCTTTGATGAGGACTTCACTGATTTCCTCTTCGTCGAGGAGAGCCGGGGCTTTAAACTCTTGCTTGGCGAGCTCTGTGTTGTAGTCCGAGCGGGCGCGGCACTGCGCTTTTGCGCGGCAGAAGCCACACCATTCGCCCGGGAGGAACTCTCCGCTGCCCGACCAAGCCTTTTTGGCTTTGGGTTTGACGAAGTAGTTGGCCCAGTCGACCAGTTTACTGATGCTGGTACCATCGGTACTGATACTGTCAAGTCGGGGCTGATGTATCGTGTAACTGACCTCTTTAATTTCTGGGAACTCGTCTTTGAACTTGCTGTACGCGCCGAGGGCGTAGAGCCTGAGCTGCGGGTTGTCTTGCGCGTGGACGGGGATGCCTTTTCCAAACTTGAGGTCGATGACGCGAATGGCATGCTTAGAAAGTATAACCACATCCGCTGTACCAAAACCGTCGGGAACCCAATCACTAAAATCAACGCGTTGCTCAAAGAGTGGAGTATCTCCTTCACCGATTTGGCTGCGGACGTATAGTACGTAGCTATCGACGTGAGCCTCGAAATCGTCGTTGTAGTAGGGTGTTGCTTTGATGGTGCTAACTTCATGTTCATACTCCTCAATTCCAATTTGTCCAAAATGGTGTCTTAATTTAGCCTCTGCCAGAGAGTGCGCCGTAGTACCTTCTTGACTGAAGTCAAAAGCGCCTGCAGGTTTTTTCTGTTCTGGGAGGGTTGCCTCTAATTTAGCGCTGGGGGTACAGGATAGCCATCGTTTGGATCCTGACGCGCTAAGGAGTGCATGAGCTGTCATCTTTGTCTTTCAAGTCTGTTTAAGGTATATACAATAATGCAAAAAGCGAGCCATTTAGACTCGCTTTTTTGGGTAAAACTAAAAAATAAATACTTAGGCTTTAAGGGCGGATATTAAATCGTTAATCTCTTTTTGAAAGTCGATCTTAACTTCTGCTTTTAAATCAATTTTGGTGTCTCTGGTTTCCCTGTAGTCTTGCTGAAACTGTCCGCGCAGGGCAATTTCAACCAGACGGCTGTTGAAGTTCTTATTCTCAACGTTAGCCAGAAGCTGGGTTTCCCAGTATGACTGTGCGTGTACTAAGGCAATTTCTAGCGCCTCAGCAAAGTCTGGGTATTTCTTCCTCCAGTGCTCTGCCGTGCTTTTCGAAATTCCCAATTGGCTCCACATCATTTTTTGAGATGCGCCTTCCTTGCCCATAGCGATCATCTGATCGCACATAGCTGGTTCAAACTTAGGGATTAGCTTTTTAGCTGCCACATTTCCACCTTTTTAGTGCCGCGGCTTTGCGGGTTGGTTTACCATTCTCGTCCTTCATCGGACCTTTAACGCCGCTCATACGAGCGCAGAATGAGTCTTTACGTGCACCACCTTGAGGCTGTGGAGCTTTTAAATTTGAGCCAGTCGCGGCATTATACTTAGCACGCCCTTTGGCTGTTAAGCCGGCGCCTTGTGAGACTGGTAGCTTTTCACCGCGTCCTACTGCCAGTGATACGCCGCCGCCTTTCTTCATTGTTGCCG